CATTCGCTTGCCTCATCTCCGACCCCGCCGTCCAGACCGTGCTCGAAGCGGGCGGGTACATGGAGCGAACCCAGTACTCTGTCCGCATCCCCGCCGCAACGGCCTCCTGGAGCCTCCCAGACGGGTCTATTGGGGCATCCACGGCCATCATCAGCGGCGGCGTCCCCATCGCCTCCCTCGCCCAGGGGAAGAAGATTGTGGCCGGCGGGAAGACCGTCCGCATCACGACCCAGACCTACAAGCCCGGTTCGGCATGGGTCACCCTGATCGTCATCGACGACAACCAGTAATGCCCTCGAAGGTCTCCATCGAGCCGAAGTCTCTCGCCGAGTTCGTGGAGGCCTGTCGCCAGTTCGCCGCCGGCATGAAGATCACCATGCGCGACGCCATGCTCGAACAGGCCATGCTCGCTTGCCAGGATGCCGCCAAGTTTACCCCTCCCTTGGCTAAGGGTAAAGGCAACGGTCTAAGCCCTGCCGCCCAGAAGGCTGGCCTAGGTGCTGTCGCTGGGGATATCTCCAAGATTTTCGTGGCCTCTAATGACCACAGCTCGAAGTCCGCTCCTGGGCGTATCGTAAACCAGATTGCCTTCGCCGTTAAGTCTAACGACTTCGGGACATTCAATCGCATCCTGGACGGAAGCAAACTCTCCGGCATGCTCGGCCAGCGCAGCATCATCGCCAAGATCGCGGCGGACGCCGACCGTCAGCGGGCCTTCTCAAAGGCCAAGAACTTCCTCAACCGTGCAAGCCCTGTCAAAAGCGACTACGGAACTCAGGGTTTTGTCTCCGACCTACGCCCTATCCATGATCAGGTCAAAGCCCGCTTCGGCGGCCGCATCAAGAAGGGCCAGAGGGCAGTCGCCGCGAAGCTCCTTGTCGAGAACAAGGACGAGCTGAAGGACTACATCCTGAAGCGGCAGCAGATGGTCGGGGCGGTCAAGTCCGGCTGGTACGCATGTATGCGCGGGCTCCCCAAGCCGAAAGACCTGAACGGCCAGCAGGGCGAACCCGGGGCCGAGCTACGGAAGGCCGCTTGGATTACCATGCACACCTCGGTTGCAGGGACTAACACTACCAACTTTACCGACAAGGTCGTCGAGATTACCGTCAACAATAGCATCGGCAACATCAACGGCATCGCCGATCAGGCAGGCGTCATAGGACTAGTCTATGGCAACCGCGTAAAGCAAATGCCCAGCCAAGTCCGCTACCGGATGCGCAAGCCGGTAAACAAATTTAACAAGAAATAACCCATGGGAACCCGCTCCATCCGCCACATCGTCGAGGCCACTCTCGCGACCTATCTCTCTACGCAAACCGGGCTGACTGATGTCGCCTTCCTGACCGGGGACAGCGCCGTCACGCAGACCCTGCCAAAGGCCGTAGTGCTCTGCGACTCCGCAGCCGTACCGCCTGACCTTCAGGAAGGCCTCGGCAACTATGCCTGCTCCGTCCGCATCACGCTTTTCTCGAACGCCGACGACACGACCCTCGCCGAGCACCGGGCCCGCTGTGCGGCCTTGGCCGGGAATATGCGTGACCTGTCCTCAATTCAGGCGGCCTTCGCGGCGACCGGCGACGCGACCTGCTATGACGTCACCGTACGATCCGAGGACGAGGGCATCGACGAGCGCTCCTGGGCTACGGCTTTCTCCTTCGACATCCTGACCGTCCTCCCCTCCGCCTAAGGGTTGCCAATTCTCGCAGGTTTAAGATGAGCGCTGTAAATACTGGGGTCACTTGTTTGTATGGCATCGGGTCGGGCCAGGTGGCCTCGCTGTATGTCCAGTCCTACTCCGTGGGCTCCGGATTCAACAACACCGGCACGGTCGTCAACGAAGACGGCCTGACCATCACCGGCCGCTACGACGACCGCCGTTCGGAAATCATGATCGAAGGGGTCGCCACCGCTACCTCTGTTCCGCAGCTCGGCGCCATGATTGACTTCACGGCCAAGACCGCATCCGCCTATCCTGGCGGCGTTGCCTCGGTTTCTTTCTCCGGAGTAATCACGAAAGTAGACGACCGCGGATCGAGTAAAGGTTTCGTTTCGGTTTCTATCACCGCCGAATCTTACGAAGAGATCACTTACTAAGTCCCGCTTGCTTTACCCGCAGTTAGGGTAGAATTGGAGCGTGGATAAGCGCTTCCTCGCGGCCTACATCGACCCGGCACCTTTTCGGCTGCTGGGTCGTTCGCTTTTCCCTTGGTGTCTCAAGTACCGAGTGCGTCTTACTGCTTTCAATTCTCCACTCATTGACGGCCACCGCGAGATCACACCCGCCGACCTTATCTTCGCTTGTCAGGTCTGCTCCGAAGAGCCGCTCGGGGAGGTAAAATGGATAGACAAGCTTCGGATCTGGCAACTGATGCACGACGATGAAAAGTTCGAGAAGCTTCTGCGTGCCTTCGCCGGCTACATCTTGGTAGACAACTGGCCTAAGTTCTGGGAACAGTCCAACAAGAGCAAGGGAGGGAGCGGCACTAAAGGCATCCCGTGGCCGCTAGTAATTGTCGGCTCGCTGATTCAGCACGGCATCGACGAGAAGCGGGCATGGGAAATGCCGGAGTGTCAGGCCATCTGGCTGAACTCCGCCCTGGCCATCGCCAACGGCGCCACGGTCAGCATTATGTCGCCGGAAGAGGAGGCCTTCATCGAAGGCGAACTGAAGAAGAAAGCCGAAGCGGTTGCCAAACCAGCAGGTTTAGACACCCCCTAACATGGCAGGACAAGACCTAGGACTAAACATCAAGACCACTTCCGACGTCCCCCAGGCGATGGATAAGGCGAAGGCTGCTGTCACCGGCTTCGACAAACAGCTTCAGGATATCAGGACTAAATTCGGGACTTCATTCAAGGACATCTTCCTGTCTGCCCTTGGCCCGATGGCGCTGGTCGCTTCTGCCACGGCCCTGATCGGCAAACTGATTTCCGATAATCAAAAGAGGCAGGAGGAAGCAAATCAGGCGGCAATCGAAGGCACCAACAAGCTGATGTCCGCGGAGGATCGATACTACGCCAACAAGCGTAACAATGAAAAGAAAGCGAAAGCCGAAGTCGAGCAGGCTAACCTAACCCGCGAAGAGGTCACCTTCGACTTCCTCAAAAGGGATCCTCGCGGCAAGAAGATCATGGAGGAAAATAAACTCAGTCCTTTCGACCCGCGTCGCGGCATCGTCCATGAGCCTACCCGGTTGTCTCAGATTAAGGAGATTCAAGACCTAGTACAGGCGATGATTGCTTCCGATATGAAGACAAATGCAGCGCTCGGCGTACAGGCCGATAAAGCCGACGAGAAGGCTGCCAATTTCAAAGGCCCTGAAGGACTGTCCAACGTCATCGGCGTCGGCCCTAACCCTGTCCTCGACAACCTTACTCGCCAGCTCGACATTCAGGAGCAGATCCTCGAGCACATCAAGGAGACCCGCCCTCGTCTCGGCGCAAGCGACATCGACTTCACGAAGAACCCAATCGACATCCGAACCGTCTCTTAAATCATGGCACGCGTATATACTGGTAACTACCTATCGACCCCCGAGATTCAGCCGGGCTGGACGATTGCTACCGACGGTTTCGGCCTGGTGACTGCTACGGTCACATACAAGATGGATCAGTCGGTTGACCCCGCACCCTACATCGCCCGCGGTACTGCCTTCACCGACCCGTCGTACACCTATCTCAAGGCGCATAAGGGCACCGTTTCTTTTGACGGCCTGAAATACGCGACGATGAAAATCGACTACGTCGGCATCGACCCGACGTTCAACGGTGGCAACATGACGAACCCGAACTGCGGTTCGGCTAACGGCCTGACCGGCGAAAACATCACCGCCCACCCGAACTTCTTCACCTACGCCGGCTCCCCTTATCTCGGCGCCATCGCCGGCCCTGCTCCCTTTACGCAGGACGCCCCGAACAACTACGCCCCGAACGTCAACGGAAGCCCCGCCTATCTCGGACTTAACGGCGCTTGCTTCGAGAAGGCTAACGGCGGCCGCTTCATCGGCTTCGTCAATCCTACCTACCCGCAGTACTACGGAAAGACGCAGTATCTCGCGCCGACCACCTCTTACTCTGGCATCATCTACGTCGATGACTCTTCTTCCGTCCAGGTGCTCGTCGAGCTGCTCGGCACCACAACCCTGACCCGCTCCTGGAGCACGTTCCCGCTGCTCCCTGACTGGGCTCCTCAAGGCGCCGGCATGTATGGCAACCCGGTCAACTTGCTTTCTCAGATCAATACGGAGGAGTACGGCACGCTCTTCAAGGTTTCCTACGAAATTCGCTACTCTCGCGTCGGATGGGAATTGGACGTTTACAAGAAGCTCTGACCATGACGATCCAACCCGGCACAGGCTATACCTTTACGGCCTCGAGCCTAGGCGAATTCCTTAACATCGAGAAGCCCTGGAGCGAATGGGACAGCGTGACTGGCCCTTGTCCGCTTCAGATCTACGGACTGTATTATGACACGACTGATGACATGTACTATATTTTCGTCAGCCCTGGAGCGGTCAACAACATGGCGGTAAAAGACCCGGACGGCAATCTGCTGACGGCTACTCCTCCTCCGAAGATCCAAGTATTCGCGGACGGGCTGACCGATTCTACGACGACGAATTACATCTACATCGTCTGCGAGAACTCCGGCACGCCCGATTATAACTACCCAGACCCTGACGTTCCGCCTTACATCTCGGTAGAGACTGAAGAGCAAGCCGACTCTGATACTAAGGGCTACCTGCTTATCGGCATCGTCCAAGGTTCGACCGACGTAGAGACCGATATCGATACGCTGAACACATATAACTACAAGGGCTGCGGGTCTCTGTGGAGCGAGCGCTTCAAGTGCGGATCGGCCTCGGTGTCCTATTGGTGGAGCGCCGTCTGACATGGCCCTGCCTCCTCGAGCTGGGGCGGTCTTCGTGCTCCTGAGCGAACCCGACACGAATCCTTTTACACAGCGAACTTCGGGGAGCGTTTTCAGCAGTTATGTGGATATGGGGACGCCGGCTCCTTATCCTCCCAGGCAACAGTCTTTCATCGCTTCTCAAGTCTGGTACCCAGACTACCCGGACGAAGTCGTAACTAAGGTACACCTTGGTATTGGCGGCGGCGTAGCAAACCGCATCTACATGGGAGGTTACAGCGGAAACCAGTCCATCGATTCAACTTATCCTGCAAACATCGTTTACCAGTATGACCCCACGCCTCCGCCGTTCGGCCCAGGAGAGACTCCGCCTAATCCGAACGGAACCGTCGGGACGAACATCAGCGCGACGACCACCCCCAATACAAACCTTCCAGGGTACTTTTATCTGCCGCGGTGGACGGATGATACTGCATACGATATCACCACAAGCGGAACCGGCGAGGGAACGGTGTGGCCTAAATTTGATTCCGACTACTTGATCAACCCGAACGGCTTTCAAAACTACTTCTCAGGGCCTCCTCAGGCTGGGCCATGGTCTGTTGACCTGACCGTGACAAATCTTCAGAGCGAGGTGCTTAACGAACAGACCGGCAACTATGAGTATTATGACTTCACTCAGACGTCTTTCGACTTCAAGCAGACGACTAAGGTCAAGATGTTCCTCGACGCGAACGTCTGCTGCTGGAACAAGGGCACGGTGATTAGTGGCACCGTCACGTTCCAGGCCATCGACGTGATCGCGGAGCCCATCGGGTCGGATTCTAACTTTTCAGCCCTTTATGGATTCTATGGAATGATGGCAAAGACCGGCTCGACGGTGACAAGCGCCGGAGACCAGTCCTTTACCGTAACGGTCGAAAGCAGCTATGTCCCTGTAGAAATCACTATCCCGACGGTATCTGGGAAGATTACATTCATTAACGACTTCTCGGTGGACTCGGTGACGGCTCCCACCTGACCCCTTGCCAATCAAGGCAGGATTAAGACCCGATGAGCTGCTCTAATTC